CGATATTCCTCTTTCACTACAGGCTCACAAACAATCCATCGCCTCTTAGCGGCAGCAGGATTGTTTAGAGCCTCATCGGCATTAAGGCTTTTGACATTAGTGTCAGCAGCAACAAGTTCGGGGTTAGCATAAACCTTGCCCTTGTCATTGAAAGCCATAGGAACTGGATAAGGAAGTGAATCAATGACAGCACACAACTCTGACATCCATTCACAACCTTTGCTAGCAACAATCTTCTTGTTGGTAGAACCCATTTCAGGGTATCGAAGATAAGGAGTTTCTCCGGAATACCCCTCCCAGAATTTATCTTGGGAACGGGTAAAAATAAGTGCGTCAGAATGTTCACGTCCTCTGATTTTGGACATCAACTTATAGATAAGATCCATAATAGAAGACTTTCCAATACCAGGGAGTCCATAAAGTAAAATAGCAAAGGGAACAGCACGTTTCATAGCATTCATAGCGGATTTTTTCTCCAATATAGAATCGAGAAGTTCCAAAAAACAAGAATTAGCTTCCCGATAATGACGTGAGGCGGTCGACATCTTCTTAAGAACAATCTCAAAATATGCACGAGCTTCCTCAGCATCGCGAAGATAGCTAACTTGATCGAGGTAACCAGGAATGGGAAGTCCAGTATAGGTTCTATCCTTATACATAAGGACCTTCCTAGCCTTGTTGATCATAGCCTGAGTAGGATCGGTCTGAAAAATAGCTTCACAGAAAGGAACACCACCAGCGTAAAGTTCAAAAACGCGCGTCAAAGACATAACAGAATTGACAAGTTCTTGGATAAGACCGAAAACGGTGTTAGATTTGGATTTACCAAACCAACGAGTAACGCCAATTGCAGTCTTAACATCAAACATCTTAAGAGCAGCGGCAGAAACAAGAACTTCTTTCAAGGCATCAGTAGCACAACTGTCAATAGACATATTCATAATAGAAACAAAACTCTTCATAGGTCCAGTAACAGGTGCAGGAACATCATCAAAAGATTCATTAACATAAACAACTTCTTCCTCGTCAGGTCTATCATGGACATAATCAGGAAGAC